AAGTCTCACTAACTTCCCGAACAATACTTCACAGCTTATTTCTCCAGCTGATCTGAGGAATTGGTTGGAAAATGGGATTGACTCCTTTGTCACCCAGAAGGATTCTTCCAGACTTGAGAATGTCATCTACGAGAATGAAGGAAGTGGTATAGCGGCATCTGCCTCAATTAATCTGGCAAGTGCAACCGGGAACTATTTACACATCACAGGAACATTTAATGGCATCACAAGTTTTGGCACTATTCCGGCAGGAGGTCGGTTTGTTCTTGTGTTTGATGATGTATGCACATTGACTTACAATGCCACATCATTGATTCTTCCCGGTGCATCAAACATTACCACTGCCGCAGGGGATTGCGCTATGCTTGTCTCTGAAGGCTCAGGAAACTGGAGGATGGTTGGGTTCTTCCCTATCTCCGGAGGAGGAGGAGGAGGCATTACTGCCCTTACCGGAGATGTGACTGCATCAGGCACAGGTTCAGTTACTGCTACCATTGCTAATGGTGCGGTAGACATTGCTATGCTATCTGCCACAGGCACACCATCTGGTACTACATTCCTGAGAGGGGATAATGTATGGGGAACTCCATCTGGAACTGGAACGGTTACTTCAAGCGGTAGTCCTGTAAGTGGAGATTTAGCAAAATTTACCAGTGCTACCGATATTACTAAGGCAACCTCAGGAACAGATTATCTTGCTCCTCCTTCAGGAACTGCTATATTAAAAGCAAACTCTGGTGGGGCACTAGCTAATGCTACTGCCGGAACAGATTATGTTGCTCCTGGTTCTGCCACAGGTTCTGGATTGACAATGACAACATCCAGATTGCTTGGTAGAACTACTGCAAGCACTGGAGCAATTGAGGAAATAAGTATTGGCTCAGGACTTAGTCTGTCTGGTGGTTCATTAAGTGCAACAGGAGGAGGAGGGAGTGGAACAGTTACATCAATAGCTACTGCCGGATTGATTTCAGGTGGTACAATAACCACAAGCGGAACAATAACTACATCAGTAAACACCAATAAACTTATTGGGAGATCAACCGCAGGAGTTGGTGTGATGGAGGAGATTACACTTGGTACTGGATTAAGTTATAGCGGAACAACTCTTAATGTTACTGGTGCAACGGCAACAATAGCAATAGGAAGCACCATTACCTCTGGAACTAATGGATCAGTCTTGTTTGTTGGTTCAGGCCAATTACAACAGGACAATACAAACTTCTTTTTTGACAATACAAATGACCGACTAAGCATTGCAGGAACTACAACACCTGGAGCAAGGTTACAACTTGGAGCAGGAACTGGAGCAGTTCCACATTTGATTCTTACTCCCACATCCGCTGCAACGATTAGTGGGACTACTAATGGTTCTCTCTGGGTTGATACTGCCACGGGTGGCAACACAAGCATCACAATGCGCAAGGATAGCAATTACACGAAGATTGTTACCATTGACCGCAACCCAGACTTGGCTACCAGTGGAACTGCTTTATTGCAGGCAGACTCTAATGGTACAATAAGTAAAGGATCAGAATTAACTGCGTTGGGAATATATACCCAATTTGCAGAGACAAGTACAAGTTCAACAACAGATGCCACACTTGTCGGTGTAAACATAGTTGGTTCGAAAACGCTTCCTGCAAATTTTTTCGCACAAGGCAAAGCAATACAGATTTTTGTTAGCGGTCAATATACTCAGTCAAATTCAAGTCAAACTGGGGTTATCAAAGTAAAAATAGGAACGAGTGATGTAGCGACCATAACATTTGCTCATAATGGTTCTTTAACCGATGTTTATTGGCAAGCAAGTTTTACTATTATCTGTTACGCAACAGGAGGAACTGGTAGCGTAAGAGCGCAGGGATTTGGTCTATTAAACCATGCTTCTCCTCCTACTTTCGCCTATAACTCCGCAAGTAGTAATGTTGCAATTGATACAACAACTACAAACATTTTGGATGTAACTGGAAGCATTACTTCTGGAACGATTAAGGCTCAAATTTTAACTGCCAATTACTTGAACTAATGCCACTAACAACCATATATGCAGGAGGTACAAGGGTAATAGGTGGCTCTACTGCCATTCAACAAACACTACACCCTACTGTGATGAACTTCATTGCCATAATGAATTCAAATGCCGGTTATTCAATGTCAGTTAATGAGATTGATGCAGTCAATAATATGGTAATGTCTTTAGTGGCTAATGGATTATGGACTAAAATTCAAGCTATTTATCCATTTATTGGCAATACTGCGGCATCCCAGAAGTTTAACCTTAAAGACCCAAGAGATACAAATGCGGCATTTAGGTTATCATTTCTTGGCGGTGGTTGGACTCATGCCACTACCGGAGCAAAGCCAAATGGTACAAGCTCCTATGCGGATACATTTTACACACCATCAACTTCTGCAAGTCAGAATAACCATCATTTAAGTTATTATTCAAGGACTAACTCGAATGGAATAGAGGTAGAGCTTGGTTCGCAACAAGGTTTTAACGCAAGATCATTTATTGAAATTAGAACGACAGGAGTTACATATTTACAATGTAATGGTAATTCTGCAACATTTATCCAATTTAATGATACTAATGCACAAGGATTTTATGTTGTGAATAGAACTGCAAGTGCATTGCTAAATGGTTGGAAAAATGGAGTTAGACAAGTTCAATCTACAACAGAAGCAAGTCTAACACCAAATGCCAGAAATTATTGGTTAGGTGCTTTAAACAATAATAATACGGGTCAATATTTTTCGATCAAAGAGTGCGCTTTAGCATCCATAGGACAAGGATTTACCGATAGAGAAGCAATCACTTACTATCAAATTGTACAGGCATTTCAAACTAAGTTAGGAAGACAAGTATAAATTTAAGACAATGGAATATCAGGGTTATACACTTTATCAAATTAGCAACCATCCGACAATTACTACGATGGAGCGTTATGTGTCATGGGCAGGACTTGATATTGCCTCAGATGCCAACTATGGATTCTACATCCGGCTCAAGTATAGAGTCTGGGCATTTCTGGATGGTGTAGAACTGCCAATCTCACCCGATGCCAAGTATGTAAACTTATTAGCCGATAATTCCACCTGCGTTAATTCTGCCGGACAGATAGTTGATTGTGGCACTCCAGATTCAATGGGAGAGTATGACTTTTACATGGCTCTGATTGATGAGCCTATCATAATTCAGGACTTCATCACGCAGAAGATTACCTGGGCAGACAATGAGGGTAAATTCAATACTTTCTAATGGGCAATCCTAATCCTTTTTACCGATTTGAAGTTGGATGGAACTCTGGGTTCTATCCTGACAACCAGATAGTCTCTGACTTACTGAATGAAGTGTATAGTGCCATCAACACGGCATTACCTACCATTGCAGTAGTTGGCACAACAACCTATGGGCAATTGAAGGCATCGGTAAAAAACATAGTGGATAGCTATAATGTAAGTCCATACTTTGGCAACTTTACCGTAACTGCTAACCTGACTTTTGTCAATCCAACCTATGCTTACATCTTTACCATTAAGGATGAAGGATTATTTGCTACGGATGTCTCTCAGGAATTTACTGTTGCCGGGACAACTGATTCATCAAAGGTTCTGCTCACGGCAAGCCTAGCCTCATTTACTCCCGGTGCATACACAGCCACATTCGATGCTCCTTTGATTGATACTGAATTAAAGGTCAAAGAGGCATTGAATGTGGTGGACATGAATGGCTCTGCCTTCTTTCCGATTACCTATAAGTTTGACCCTACAACAAACATTGCCACCTCTGGTCTGGCCAGGGGAAAGAACTGGAAGCTTGACAATGGTTCAATAGATAGGTTTCCTCCACCTCAGAATCCTTATCAGAATCAAAGGACATTCCAGTTGCCGGAATTGAATGGGGATGATCTTTATGTCATTTCTCTGATGGAAAGGGTGATTCAGGATTTCCTAACTCCACAGGTTTTACTTCCAGTTGCTCTGGCTAATGAGTTACAAAGTTTACTTCCGGATGCCTACACGCTAACCTATAACTATCCATCATACCTTGTCTACGAGAGGATTCAGTTTAACTTCATTGATACTAATAGAAGGAATTTTATTTTAGTTGGAAGAAGGAGTGGAAGTACTTGGTTATGGCAACGATTTGTAAGTGATGTTTACATCAATCCTCCATTTGATTTTGTAAACACTTACTCAGAGACAACTGCACTACCCTATGAACCCAATCAGGCCGGAAGGTGGTTATACAATGACGATACTTTTGACTTTGAATTTGTAGAGTTCACATCAGGATGTTTTGAAAGCAAGGAATTTTATCCCATGCCTGCAAAGCCTGGAGATCAGTTTCAATTCAATGTAGTGGATGGCAATCTCACCTTTATTGATCAGGCCAGTGTTGGGTTATTTACAGAGTCTGGAGACTTTATTCAGAAGATAGGTGATGCAATAATTTCAACAGTTTCATTCGAATTGTCAGGGTTTTACTGGCAACCAGATTTACAGAATATTGGATATGCTCAATGGTGGTCAGATGTTTATGATGAAACAGGTTTTGACCAAGGAGAAATTAGGTTTCAGTTAGTAAGTTGCACCGGAGAGTTGATAGGTTCTCCACTTGGTTTAATTCCAGCAGGAACATTGACTAACAACAATCCGGCTTTATTTGTCAATGCCTTTAATGCTATTGAATGGCCTGCCGTAGTTAAGTCTGCATCAGTAGCTATTGTTGGTAGTGATATCACATTTAGCTTTACATTAAGTCCACAAGGCGAGTGCAATTGCGGTATCCAGATGCAAATGCTTAAAGCTGTAGTTGGTGGAACTGAGCAATATTTATTTATTGATCCTGCCGACCTAACAATAGGCTATCCATCAATTTCTCAACATCAGGCAACAGTTACCATTCCAAGCAAACAAGGATGTTATCGGATGGGTTTGTATAGCTTAGGCACATCAGGTGAAATACCAGTCAATGCCTGTGAGGTTACCTATCAGAAGGTACTTAATACTTCACATACCGATGATTTTCTTGCCGCCATTTTTGCTCTTAAAGAAACTTTACTCCCATTTGTTTCATTTAGTCTAAATAATCAAACCTTTATTTATACTGTTCCAGATGTACCAACCTATGATTTAATAGGAGCAGATTTAGCGGCATGGGCAAACTCAACCATTCCGGGCATGGTTTGCACATGGGATGATAACTTTGTAATTATAGGTTTTGAATGGACAATTGATTTGCCGTGCGAAACAGAGGCAGAATTTACCGTTTGTGCTTCAAATGATATAGGGGAATGTACAAGTCTTGATTATCCTTGGTTCATTACTGAATCTGCCTGTTGCCCTTGTGAGGATAAATGTCAGGCAACATTTGAAAATGATGTGCCTATTTCTGGATGCTCTTGGTTAGCTGATCTTGAAGATTATCCAACTGACTATTTTGGTTTTTTCTTGACCGATTCAGAGTCATTTCCCTATGAAAACAAGACTTGTCTTTATAAAATTTCAGTAGCGGATTTACTTTCTGGAGAATATTCTAATAATTTCTGTGCTTTCTGGGCTAACCTTACTAATTGGTTAGGAGGAATCCCTGAAATGTCATACACATTGACCTGGCCGGATGAGGATGAGTGTATAGGTGCGGAAGCTTGTGATTATGAATTTAGCTTTCTTTTTACACCTTACATTCCTTGCAATACAAATTATAAGTTTACAATGGGTTATCTTGATGAAAATGATAATCTATTAGAGCTTAAATTTAACTTCGATCCTGTATCCTGCGAATGTCCTCCACCACCTCCACCTACCGGAGATCAGTTTGCCCTTTACTCACTAAGCAACATCATTAACATTGATAGATCAGAGTGCTTCTCTACCATGCTTGAGTTTTGGGCAGATAGTAACTCAGTTGCTCAGGGAATGCAGTATTTCAATGATTGGAAGCAGAGAGTCCGCATTGGCCTAAATGGAGGAGGAGAGAAACCTGTCTTTGAGGAAAGCCTATACAGGCAGTCCAATGGCGTTCACAGAAGACCGCAGAACAAGCAGGATTTATCATTAGATTTGCATACAGATTTTTTCGACTTAGATACACAGCTAGCGATGACCGATGCCACTCGCCATCCTTACTTAATCTGGGAAGGGAAGTCAATTTTTGTGAAAGGAGATGTTGAAGTTGCCACCATTCAAGATTTCACAACACAATCCTCTTTTGAGACTTTATCACAAATGAAGTTTCAGGCACTCATTCAGGGCTTCCAGCCCAGGAACTCAAGTTGCTTAACTTGCTAAAAAACAATGTCAATATTTTCATTAACATGCCCCGATGTCGGGTGCTATCAGAACTTCCAGTGTGATCCGGAGTTCCAGAATAAAATTGTGGCGGTGGCTTATGTCCGTAAGTCTGCTGCCTTAACCGCTCAAGAGAAGTCCACTGCTGACCTTTGGATTGCTGCTCTTTATGACCGTTACCTAAATGGTGAGGCTTACCTAGTGTTTAACACATCTGGTGAAAAGCCAAAGCCTGAGACAGCAACTACTGCTGGTCGTGGGATGCAGAACACTAAGGCTCTTGCCAAAAATCATACCCTGACTTATCAGGACATGCAGGGTGTGGTTCAGAATAATGTTCAGTTCTACAATGACATTCTTGCGACTGCTCAGAACTTTGACTTCTACTATTTTACACCTGGTCGCATCTGGGATGCCTCTGGCTACTATGTGACAGTTATCGGTGATCCAATAATCACTGCTGAGCTGAACACCTACCAGATGGCTGAGGTCACTGTGAACTGGGTTAGTAAGGTCAATGCATTGCCTTATGAGTTCGATACAGACACATTCCTTGAAGGTCTCTACTACATAATTAGCTTTACCGGTTCAGGTAACACTTATGTAGGCAACACTATTACAAGTGGATGCGGAGCAACAGAGTCATCAAGTTTTTCTGCTGTTCTAAACATTGGAGCTATCTCCGGTGCGCCTGAGCAAGTATGGTCAATTGAGCAAGTAGATGGAAGTGATGACATCACAGACATTAGTCTTGAAATTGACCCTGCAACTGGTGACCTTGAATGGACTCCTGGAACAGGCAGTGTTAATGGCACTTACATTTTCACTGTCACAGTGACTAATGAGTACGGATGTGTATTTGGTCAAGAGACGATCACATTGATTGTTGATTGCTCAGAAGAAGGCTAATTGAATTATGGAAGAGTTAATCGGGATACTACTATCAAAGTTGCTAGATCGGGAAATCCGGGAAGGCAGGCACGACTACATTGTGGAAGCTCGTGAGAAAGCCGAGGAATTGGAGTATCACTTTGAGAACGAGTATCCCGACAAACTCCTCCACACTCAACATCCTAGCGAAGAGCCTTGGATGAAGGAGTACAGGAGGCGGAGATGGCAAGCTCCAACAACAACTGCCACCGGGAGAGTGTTCACTTTCCTCCAGAAGATTCAGCAGGCTGATGACTTTAAAATCACATTTGAATCTGACTTTAAAAAGACAGGCATAGCTGAGCGCATAGGGCTAATGGATAACACCCTAAAGCACTATGTGGAATATGAGCTACCAAAGACAGGAAGCCTGGAGAAGTGGCTTTTCAATGTGTTTTTAAAGACTTACTTAATGGATTCCAATGCGGTGGTTATCACCATGCCTGATTATGATGACTTCATCGAGAACCCATCAGGCACAACTACACTAGATTGGTCAAAGCCTTACCCACACATCATAGAGAGTGAATACCTAATCTGGGAAGGTGAGGATTATGTGATTACTAAGACTGAGGACTACAAGGACATGAACCGCAAGAAGTGGGATCAGTTCTTGTGCTTTACGACAGAGGGGCTGATACTATTCAGGCAGGTCAATGAGTACACCTATGAGCAGCCTTTCCAGATATTTATTCTGCCCTATCAATTTGGCTATCTGCCTGCCTGTAAAGTAGGCAATATAATTTACGAGGAAGAAGATGGTCAGTTAGTCTATGACTCAGTTCTAGCTCCATGCCTACCAGCCTGGAATGAAGTGCTGTTCAGGACTGATGACCTTAATATACTTTGGGCAACACATGCCCTGCCCCAGAAGTGGGCATTGAAAATGTCACCATGCAAGACCTGCAATGGTACTGGCATAAGGACTAATCGCAAAGAGGAAAAGATAGGTTGTAATGATTGCCAAGGCTCTGGCAGAGCATCCAGCTCACCATTCGGCCTGATGGAGATTAACATTGATAGAGTAAGTGCTGTCAATCCAACTCCGCTTGTGCCTCCAGTGCCTCCGGCTGGTTACATCGAGAGGCCAACAGAGACAGTTAAGCTATTCCAGGAGGACATACTTCAGAAAGAGTTTCAGGGATTCAAGGCCATTGGTCTGGAATTGCTTGGACAGATTCCAGCTGCTCAGTCAGGCATAGCCAAGGAGTATGACCGGAAGGAGCTTAATACCTTCTGCTTCTCAGTTACTGTGCATCTGGCTCAGGTTTATCGGAAGGTATGTTTCTACATCATGCTCCAGAGGTATAATGCACTTTTTGCATCTTCCTTAATGGATAGTGATAAGATACAGGCTGCACTGCCTCAAATCACTGTGCCTACTGACTATGATGTGATGACTGCCGATATGGTAGCAGAGCAACTAAAGAAGGCAGTGGATAGCAAGTTCAATCCACTTATTACCGCTGGAATTGAGATGGACTATGTTGAGAAACTGTATGGCGAGAACAGCATACAAAAGACATACTTAAAACTCCTGAGCAGTCTTGATCCATTGCCTTTCAAGAGTACAGATGAAAAGACAGTGCTACTATCTAGCAATGGCTGCTCACAATTAGACTACATCCTGAGTGCTAACCTTGCTGCCTTTATCACTATAAAGGTTGAGGAGGATGCTACCTGGTATGATAAGCCATTCAATATGCAGAAAGCAGAAGTATATGCACTAGCAGCAGAGAAGCAGGCAGAGATCAGGGCAGGAGTAGTGCCAATAATGCCTGAAGGATTATGATATGGCGAAGACTCCTGAGCAGTTAATCAAGCAAATTCAGGAACTCCAGATGGCAATTGAAAGCCGGATGGATGATGCTCTGCCAAGAGTTTTCGCAAAACTATCTGACCAAGTAATTGACCTTGCCTCTAATTTATCACTTGATCCTAAAGACAGGGCAAAGTCATTAAAGGAACTAATCAAACTAAAGAAGGACATTGCTGACACTATTATTACTAACGCTCCTTATCAACTTCAGGTGGCGGAGGTCATCAAAGGATTCGAACTCCTCTCAGAGTTAAGCAATGAATACATCACAATTGCCATAGGTGATTTCAGCGAAAAGAAGGCACTCTATAAAGCTATACTGGAGACTAACATAGCTACCACTAAGGATGCTCTGCTAGGTGCTGGCATCAGGGAGAACTTCGGCACAGCCATTCAGGAAGTGCTAAAGGACAACATTGCTGGCATAGGCTCACGGTCTCAGCTTAATAAGACACTAAGAAAGTTTATTGAAGGAACAGAGCAAGAAGCACCATTCTTGAACCGCTACATTAAGCAGACTACCAATGATGCTGTAATGACCTTCAATGCTGAATACATCCAGACCATTGCTGATGACTTAGATGTGGAATACTACCTCTATGCAGGCACACTTATAGCTGACTCCAGACCATTCTGCCAGGCAAGAGCAGGCAGATACTTCACTACCGATCAAGTCAAGGCATGGCCTAATCTCAAGGGATGGAATGGGCGCATGGCTGGCACTAACAGCAGCACTATATTCATTTACCGAGGAGGCTATAATTGCCGACATCAGCTCTGGCCAGTTGCCAAGGAGCAGTATGAGGCTGCTCAGGAGAAAGGAAGAGCAGGCCTAAAATAACTGCAAAACAATTATTCAATTATTTTCCCGGTAGGCAATCAGCATTGAGATAGGCTTTAGGTGCTTCTGCTCCACCACAAGTCTCTTGCCATGCCCTAAATCCATCTCTACCAGGCATTGCTCAATTGACTGCTTCCTTATGTATCCTAAGATGGAAACTTCCAATGCCTCCTCATTCACATAGCATAATATAAATACATCAGCTCCTATCTCCTTTCGATTGTTAAAGACTAGCCTGCCTGTCTTATACTTGGTTGATTTGACTTGAATGTCATAATCATCCAGCATCAAGTCAGTGCTGCCTCCATCTCCTTCCAGGTTAATTGTAGTGTCAAAGGGCAGCTTTAAAGCCTTGGCTACAGCATATTCACCTAGTACACCTAATAAGTCAGCCTGTGATTGTGTATTGCCCCAGCGAGCTACTGAGGGGCGGTTAGGACTAACCTGATCCTTGAGAAAGTGTCTGCCTGTTGCCAGCACTTTGAGAAACTTGAGTTCTCGCTCTGAAATCGTTATCTTCAAGACTCATAAGGGGTTACAATAATAGCACATAATTATTGATATTTGAGCATGAAAAAGGCAAAAACAGGCAGCACTCCAGTTGCTAAAATTAGCTTCGGGAAGAGAAGAGAGGGCAAGCACCGGAAGGCTAGAAGGCCAAAGGATGGCAATGTAAAGAAGTATAAAGGACAAGGAAGATAATGGCAGAGAAGAAGTATAAGACCAAGGTCAATGGCAAGACTGTCAAGTTCGGGGCTAAAGGCTACTCCATTGCACCTGGTACTGCCAAGGGAGATAACTACTGCGCTCGTTCTTCTGGGATCAAGAAGTGTAAGAACCCACCATGTGCCAATGACTTGAGCAGAAAGGCATGGGGATGTGTTGGCAAAAAGTCTGTAAAAAGTGCAGCAAAAAAATTCACTCGCATCAAGTAACTTTACAGAATGCAACTAAAGCATTTTACACTTTCGGAGTTTGACTCTCCAGATGCTCCAGGATCAGGTAGCAACATGAAGCCTGCATTCATGCAGAGACTTGACAATGCCAGATCATTAGCAGGAGTTCCATTTAAAATCAACTCAGGCTTTAGAACCACTGTTCATAATGCCAAGGTTGGAGGAGTTGCTGATAGTTCACACACTCAGGGATGGGCAGCAGACATAGCAGCTACATCCGGCACATCTAAGTTTCAAATTGTGAATGCTTTGCTGAAAGCTGGATTCACTCGAATTGGGATTGCAAGTTCATTTGTGCATGTAGATTGTGACCCTGCAAAGCCTGCCCAGGTCATCTGGACATACTAATATGACACACGAATTTAGGGAGGAGCTGGTTAAATTCATACATGATACTCCTGCCTATGGAGCTATCATAATTACTAAGTTGTCAAATCCAGAGCCTCATTTTTACAATCCGGTTGAGGAGTGGCTGTACCATCACGGTTGGTCAATTATTCTATTATACAGACTCTACCGGATGGTTCTTGACATCCATAAGGAAAACATGCAACAAGTGATGTTTTATAATGATAATGGTGATCTTGTCTCTATGACTCTTTATGCCAAAAAAATTCAGCAAATCAAATCCATATTTAAATGAAAATCTCAAGAGACACATTTGTGACACTGCTGGCATTTCTATTATACATAGCAGGAGACATCTATATTGCTCGCAATGCTCACCAGAAGCTGGACAAGCTCATTAAAGACAATGAGGAATGGACGGCAGCAGCATATTGGAAGAGTGCCAGAACAGAGGGCAGAATTGATAGTCTTAAAGTTGAGACAGAGGCACTGGCTAAGACAGTTATCTACCTTGACTCATGCCAGAACAACAAGACACAGAAGCAGGACAGAGCAGAGAGGAGGGGCAAGTTCGTGGGAGGACTGCTGAAAGGACTGTTTCCAGGGCTGTGAGCCATCATGCCCTATTCAGCAAGCGCATGCAAGTCTATGCCTACACTTGCACATCTGTGGTGATGGTAGGCTTGCTACTAGGTGTAGGTTGGCTGTATAAGATTGAGAAAGTAAATCCATCAGATTCCGTGCTGATGTTTATTTTAGGGCAGGTATTGAGTGCCTGGGTAGCCTTGACAAATAAGATATTTCGCATCACTGCACCCAATATCGGCAGTGCTGATAATTAGTTACTTTTGTGATTATGAATTGCCTCCAGAACTACATCGGACTTAAAGGCTGCACTGCTGGTGAGCCATTGTCTGGCATATACATCAATGATTATCCGGGCATGAGTTCGGAACTGCTCGATAAGATTGCCACACCAGAGCAGGCTAGTTATGTGGGCATGTGGAACTCTGCTCAGTCTGTGAGCTACATCAGGATCAAGAGAGACATTCAGGCTGCCTTATTCACATCAGCAGAGGCTCAGCTGGATCAGGTGCTATTCCAGTCTAACAAGCAGTTTGTCCAGCAGTGGCAACAGATTACAACTGTGCCAGCAGAGGCAATCCTAAAGGGTGCATTTGTAAGTGTTCAGGGGAGTAAGTATCTGGCCTTGAGAGTTAAGCAGATATATGTTTACAATGCCGGTGCGCCTGTTGCCGGAGTGCCTTGGTATATTTATCAGACTCAGGATGGTAAGTTGCTGGATAGTGGCACTGCCGACTTGATTTCCGGCATGAATTACATTCCGGTAAATAATGAGTTCTACTCTGACTTTGACAAAATCAATATGATGGTGGCAATTGATTGCACCAATGTACCTACTACTTCGGGCTTCTTTATTGATTGGGGATGGAATCAGATGGACTTGGAATGTGCTACCAGATTCACTTATCTCTGGCGGAATGGCTGGAGCATCTTCCCAGTTACTGCTCCGCTAGGTTATGGCTTTGGGGATAGCTGGACTCAAGACAATAGCCAATCAGGAGTTTACATAGATGCTCAGTTGCTATGCTCACTTGATAGCTTCATCTGCCAACAGCAGGAGTTTCTGATTGATGCCTGGGCAAACCTGCTCTGCTATCAAATCCTTTGGCAGAAGGTAGCATCACCGAGGGCTAACTACTTCGCTCAGGGCAATCGTGAGTTCACCGAAAGGGCAATGGCTACCTTCTTAGATGGCTATCAGCAGTCGCTGGCTATCTGGGCTAGGCAGCTAAACCTCAGAGGTGAAGGCCTTTGCTTCAATTGCGATAATGCAGGACTAATCCAGCAGGGGTTTGTAAGGCCTTAATACCTTTTGGTATTATACCAATTGGTATAATGGTTTAGGATAATTTCTCAATCTCCCGATTAAGATACCACTGGGCTTTCTTCAAGTCCTCCAGCTTGCTGCCTTTCTTGCCTGCCCTGCTAATGTACTTTACTACATTGCCAAGGCAGAAGCCTAGCTCCCAAGCATCAATAACCTTGATAGCCTCATAGGTGCTTTCTGAGCCACCGTAATGCTCTGGATGATTGACAGCTTCAGCTTTATTAATCATGTCCTCACGGTGCTTCTGGAGTGTCTGCTGATAGTGTGGTTCTGAGAAGTAATCAATGATGTTGCTCATGGATAGTAGAACAGTTGCTTTGGTTTGTTGCTCATTGATATTGAATTGCCTTTGAGCTGATCAAGTGACTGAACCATCTGCCCGTTAAAGTACCAGCCAGCATGCCTAGGCTTTGAGCGCATATTGATTAGCTCAGCCTTAATCAGCACATCATTCAGGTCAATCTTGCCTTCATTGACAATCATGAAGTCAATTAATTCTTCTATTGGATTCATCAGCGTATCAAATTGAATCAAATCGTATCAGTCGCAATTATAGCCAACTTTTGCGACACATCGTTAATGGCAACGAGGTGTTTTAGTAGTCAGGACAGGAATCGAACCTGTATTCAGGGACTTGGAGTAAATTCCCCCTCCGAGTTTGTATGGTAACCAATATACCACCTGACTATATTAATTCTACGGCAATTGTTCTGGTTTGCCGTTGTGTTGTGCGCCATATATCACGCAATATTGCGGCAATAGGATAGTTATGCAAAATTTACAGAAGCAAGTCTATTTCCTTTTCAATTAATTTATTATTTAGTCTTGAATTTGATAATATCCCTGACTTCAATTTATCATATTCATCAATCATTGCTTTTGCGAGTTGATAAATTTTGTGACATTCTTCTTTTATTGTTGATGTGTGCAAACTAAGGCGTTTGCCCTCAAAACATATTGATGCTGTATAATATTCTTTATGTTTGGTAACACCAACCGCACCAGTTTTATTCGCTTTAATCTGCTTTATTGTTCGTCTTGTTATTATTTTTATATTTTCAAGTTTGTTGTTTAATCTATTTCCATCTTTATGAACAACTACTTTTTTATTATCTAAATCAATATTGTTAAATGTTTCATAAACAGCTCGTGCAATCATTATGTGGTGGTGTTTATTTTCGATTTTAAATTGTATAATAGCATATTTATATTTATCATTAGAAACTCTTGGCGGTATTATTCTTTCAGGAATAATTCTTTCTCCTTTCCCGTTGGATACATATCTACTAAGCGACTTAACATTACCTAAATTGCTAATAAATAAATACTCTTCAAATTTTCTCAAAGGCTTCCAAATCTCTTTCATAATTTAAAAAACTTCGCACAACATCGGTTTAGCGCAATGCCGATATGAGTGCAGTGATTAAACATTAATTCTACTTTATGCGGCACTTCGCAAAGCCGCCAAATGTTATCAGCAATTAATACCATTCGGTATTATACCATTTGGTATATCAGCTCCCATAAGTGGCCTCATAATACTCTAAGCTCCTGTCAAAGCCTCGGAAGGCAAGGTTCATGGCAATGTAAGCGGCATCGTGAGCATCAATGATTTGGTCTCGTTCCATTTCTTTGGCTTGGGCAACTATTGAAGGCAAACACCTTACTGAATGAATCTCATCAGAATAGACTATTTCAATCTTATTAGATTCAATTTGCTCGACGAGCCACTCAACTGCTGTTTGCTTATTCTCCATAAGTTTTGTCATAGTAAGTCTGAAAGTCATCTGGAGTTTCTTCGCCTGGGAAGAATAACTTTCCTTCACTTAACTCCTCAATGTATTTGCACCGTTTAAATCCTTCTGTGTAGGCACGGGACATCTCCTCATTGTGCATTCCCATTGCTGTTCTAATGTCATTCATCGGTAGGATGCCATTATGCTCAATGATTTTATCCAGCATCCATTGTACCACTGTTTCTTTATACATCTTCTTCATTTATTAATCTGTCAATTACATGCTTAACATAGTTGAGAGCTGAGATTCCTCCTTGCCAATACTGATTAGTCATAGGAGTGTTGGCCTCCTGCTCAGCCATCCATTTTTTTACCTTGATCTCTTTCTCTACAATGACTTTGAGTTGCTCAAGCTGTGTCATGATATTAGCTCTCCTAAGTTAATTCCATACTCTTCAAAAACTGCCTCCACTTTGTCTGATAGATAATCGCCATCTACATGCTTTCCATCTTCCGACTCATCAATGGCCTTGTGAATTACACTCCTGAGCTGGTATAATGCCAAAGCCATGTTAGTTGCCTTGGTGCATCTCAGGTGCGCCTGGATGTCATCCGGATCATCCATGCTGAAGTAAAGTGCTGCTCTCATATTGGTCTTTTCTTAATTGAATGTAAATGCCCTATATGCTTAACAAATCCTCGGCATAGGCACATGCCTACATATCCAGCTTCGTAGTACTTCTTATTGTATTGCTTCTCTGATATGATGTGGTCATTACTTCTCCACTCACACATGTCACTAAACTTGCCCATTGCAATGTAGTCTGATAATCTCCGAAGACCAGGAGACCAAGTCATGCCATGCCAATCACCTTTGAACCGATGTGCCAACTGCTGGTATCTAACTCCCTGCTTTGTCAATTTAACACCTGGAAGCACATTGTGTCCATTGCGGTCATTCGGATGCCTAATCCATACACAGGCACACTTAGGCTCAGCCTCTAGCACAGAGCGAGAATCACCTATAAACCCAGTATTATAAAACTCCCAGTCATCCTCGCAGTGGAAAATGTATTTAGTCTGGACAAGCTGATAAGTCTTATCAATTGCCTGTGGCTGACCTTCTCTGTTTGTGAATGTCCAATCAGCCATTATTTGCCAGTGCCTCATAAGGAAGCGATCAAGCTCACCCATGAGTTTCTGATTAATTTCTCCTGAGTCATCATGTATGTAGAATGCAGCCGGAGGCTCACCATCCCAATAAGTAACCAGACTGCTAATGGTTTTCTCTA